AAGGATGACCTGACAAAGACCTATGAAAAGGAGTCTGGGCAAGTATTTTTTAGAGAACAACTATCAGGTTCACTTTCACTTATAAATGAAGACTTTGATTGGATTAGCTCACAGTTATTCAATACAGAATTTGTTTTACTGACTGAGAAGAGTAATGATAATGGACTAACTTGGGTTAATTATATAACGAGTTCATTCTTTAAGACAGATTGTAAGTGGGATAGTGATAATAAGAAAGTTGAGTTAAAAGTCAATGTAAAAGATGTATACACAGATGTACTTGCAGGACTTGATAAAGAATTTAATCTTATTAAGCTAGCTCCTGAGATTAAACCTTTATTTATTCAAAAGAGGCCATTACTTCAATACTATATACCTGGTCAAAGTTCACTTACTTGCTTTTTGTCAGGTATGTCATGGGAACAAGAAGTCAATGAGCCAGTAACTAATGCAAATACTTTAGCTGGTTTTTCATTTTCATTGAGTTCACACTTGCAAAGAAGTTCTGTAACAAAATCATCTCAAAATCCTCCTACCCCATTAATTCATGGAGAAGAGTTTGTTAATAAATTCACATTTACTAGGCAAAATCCATGTGAATGGCTTTCACAAGATGGAGATTACAAACTCAAATATGAACCTTATTTTTCAGACTCAAATCACACATTATACCAATTTGGGTTATACCGGGTTTCAACGAATACAAAATTATTTGGAACACCTGGGTATGATACAATATATACAAATCCAATTGGAGCACAAATTGCGCTAACAGCAGTTGGCGGAAGTGGTGCAACTGGGCAATATATTATACAAAATTTTACAGTTAATGTATATTCGAGGTATTTACTCGATGTAGACAATATATTTGGCCAAAACACAACACCTATTCTATCTGATGATATAGTACCTAATAACAGGAATTATAAATATATGATTGGGTATGATGTAGACTTATGTACTATATCAAACGAACTACAATCAACACCAACTGAATATGGGTATGCTACAGAAGATGAATATTTTGTAAGACCTTATGACTCGCTATTTGGTAGAATGTTTTATGCACTTGCAAAGCCAAGTTGGGTATTAAGCTCATACTGGTTCATGTTTTCAGATTTAGATGAGTATTTTGAAGTTGGTGGTAGAAAATTATATACATTAAAAGATACATTTCCTATTCATTCTGTAATATCAGTTTTATTAAATCAATTAACTCCTGGACTATTACATGAAGGAACTAACGAGTATTCACAATTCTTGTATAGTGATACAAATCCTTTATCATTTAACAATTTTAGAACATTCATAAGTCCAAAATCAAATGTAATAAGTGGTGAATATGACCAACCAGCAAGAAAAGCGCCAGCAACACTTGGACAAATCTTTGATATGTTATTCACTACATTTAAATGCAAATGGTTCATAGAAGATAATAAACTAAAAATTGAGCATATATCATATTTCAGAAATGGTAACTCATATGAAAATACACAACCATGTGATTATGACATAACAAAACTACTCAATAGAAAAGTAAAAAAGAATTGGAATTTAGGAACAAATTCTTGGGAATTTAATAAAAGTGAAATACCTGAAAGGATTGAGTTTTCATGGATGGACAAAGTTACAGAAGCTTTTACTGGGTATCCAATTGATGTTATAAGTAAATATGTAACAAGAGGTAATATACAGACTGTAAATGTTTCGCAGTTCACTTCTGACATAGATTATATGTTACTTAATCCAGAAAGTATAAGCAACGACGGATTTGCACTATTTGCAGCCACACAAACAGATGTAATACTATCATGGCCAGAATACTTTGGATTATACAGTTCTGGTATAGGATACACATTACCTAAAATTGATATTAAAAAAGGTCTATATGGAATGAATGCAGTACTACACTGTGAAGTAACTGTAGGTCTATTAGGTGATGCAGTAACAATTGTGTATTACGACTCGGCTAACAACATAATATCAGAAGTAAACTTAGGTGTACCGGCTGTATTACAGAGTATTAATGATTATAATGTAGTTATACCTAATGGTACTACTTCTTTTGCTTTCAAGAGTGGTACAGCTAGTTTAACTGTAGAGATACTGTCATTTATAGTTCCAACTTCATACGAATTACCTTTTATTACAATGCAAGTAGAAGAACACAAATATATAATGCAAAATGGGTTATTGAGTTGGCTTAAATTGCATCCAAACTATTACATGCATGATTTACCAGCTAAAGAAGTCAATGTAAACAAAATAAATGCTTATGCTATTGGTATATCACGTAATAAGCAGCAATCAATTTCATTTCCAAGTAACGATGATTTAGATATTATGTCATTAGTGAAGACAGATTTAGGAAATGGACAAATTGAGAAAGTAAGTGTTAACTTGTCAAGTAGAATGAATGAAATAACTCTTGTATATGATACTGAATAATAATTTAAGTATATTACCTTGGTACTCTACTGTTGATATGCAAAATCATCGTAAGAGTTATTCATATGGAGAAATGTTTCCATTATTTTCACCTGAACGCAAGTTATTACCATTTCAGATTGTAAGACAAACTCGTGTCAATGAAATTACAGACGTGCATTTGTACAATCTAGATGGCACCCTATTTTTGAACATAACAGACGCTATTAAGAGCACAGGGTTAAGCATAATAAGACATGAACAACTAGGCTATGATATTATTAAGTATCCAGGCATGTTACGAATGGCTATTGATATGCCAGAAGGTTTATATTATGCTTTAGTTTGTGATGGTGCTGAAAATTGGTTTAGTGAAGTATTCTCATGCAAGCATGACCTTTCAGGTTGTTTAAAACTAGAATACTGGGATTTTGATAATTTTGAATATGAAGGCGGAGAGATTGACTACACAAACCTGTATAGAAACACTGTTTACTTACAATCAGAAGTTGGAAGGCCTGATTATAATTTTGATGAAACAGGTGAAAAGAGGGATGGCCTATTCTTCGTTGAAAAGCAAATAAGTGAGAAGGTATATAAGTTTACATTTTTAGCACCTGAATATTTGTGTGATGCACTTCGTTTAGTACGTATGCACGATTACATTCAGATTACGAGTAATAATATAGTGTATCAACCAGACTCATTTTTGATAACTCCTAAATGGCAAGATGGCGGGTATGTGGCGTCTGTTGATTGTGAATTTGAGTGTGCAACAATCGTGAAGAAAATAGGGCGGGCCATAGTACAACCAATTCCAATTGGTTCATTCAACGATGATTATAATGAAAGTTTCGAACAATAATATATTGAGTATATGGCTTGGTCAGAATTAAAAGATGCAATACATCTTATTATTAAAGAGAATGGTGCTGGTGAAATCACTGGTACTTTTATGCAGCAAGTATTAGACAATATTGTTGATACTCTTGGTAAAAACAGAACTTTTGCAGGTTTTGCTACTACGACCACTAATCCAGGTATACATGACGAAAATGTATTTTATCTTGCCACAAATGTTGGCTTATATCCAAACTTCAGTGCTATTGAAATATTAAACAAAGGATTGTATACCATTTCATATCTGAATGGCTCTTGGGTTATGTCAAAGTTATTTGATGATGTTGACTTACAAGGAATTAAAGGCGATACAGGCTCATCTGCATACCAATCATATCTAGATACTACTACTGATAATCCGGTTAAGACCGAGCAAGAATGGTCCACGCCTATTAAAGGTGATACAGGTGATTCTGCATACCAATCATACCTTAATACAACAACTGATAACCCTGTAATGACAGAAGGAGAATGGGCTGCGAGCATAATCGCGAATGCTATTGCTTTGTCATTAAAAGCTGATACTACTTGGGTTACAGAGCAATTATCAGGAAAAATTAGCGTGCTAGATATGATTGGCATGCCTTTAGTTGTATTAGATGAAATAGTAAATGAGTGTGAGCTTAAAGTTGTACTAGAAGGTGTTAGTACTTTAAATGGAGTAAGTGAGTTCTACTTTAAGGTAATGCCAACTAATACTAATATAACACAACATCAAATATTTGGAAATGTAATATATTCCCGTCTAGGCTCTCCAGATGGTGATGGTGGATATATTTGGGATGCGTGGTTTTTAGCTTCAGATTCTTCATTAAATATCAAATCAGACACATCTGTAAAGTACATATTCGTACTCACGCAAGCTGAGTATGATGCTATCACTGAAAAAGATTTGAATACCCTTTACTTCATCAAACAAGCATAATCATGGCATACTCAGGACTCGGAGCCGGCACAGTCGGTGACCCATATCAAATAACAACTGTAACCCAATTCATGGAGATGGGCGTAGTTGGATATGCTGGTAAGTATTTTTTGCTGATGAATAATTTGGATTTTTCAAGTAAATCAGACTTTTATTTAACACATTATGCCCTATTAGATGGTAGTGATTTCACAATATCTAACATCCCATGTGCCAATCTTGGATTTGCTCTACAATCTAGTTGTGCTATTAAAAATATTACTTTAAAATGGAGTGATACAACATATTATGATGGTTATGGTTGTGTATTTTCAAATGATGGAAATAGAAATACAGTTACAATTGATAATGTAAAAATCTATAATAATATTCTCAGACAAGATAGGTCAATGCCATTATTTACAAATTCTATTGTATTTGATGCAACCTCATCTTTAAATAATATAGTTGTTGACGGTTCTTTTAATCTTTTATTCCCTAAAGTGAAGGGTATGTTATCTAATATAAAAGTATTAAATACATATAGATTAAATTGCCCATTATTACAACTTACTTATGGAACTACTTTGTTAGAAAAGTTTCAATATATAAAACCATTTACAATTGGAGTTGGTACTGGTAGTGTATATTTAATAGCAAATGTTCTAGTTTCTGGAATGATTATTAGAAAAGGATTTATTGATTTTGGTAAAGTAACTTGTGGAGGAAGTTTTGGTGCAGTAGCTATAAGTAATAGTGATTATAGTGGGACCACGATCTCTAATATTTTCATTAAAGGAGATGTAACTGGAACTAAAAACTCAAATGTATATGCCATTATGAGTTCTAAGATTGTAGATGATATAAATCCAATCAGTAATGTCTTCTTTTGGGGAAATATTACAACTCCAAATTTTACAACTAGAAATAGCGTATTAGCACAAGCTTTAAATGCATCACTATCAAATTGTTATTACAATAGTGATATATTAACAGGTATTCCAGATTATTCTACAAGTGGTCAAAATCCACTAACCTCTTCTCAATTTTTAGTAAGTTCTAATTTTAATACTTGGGATTTTTCTACTATTTGGTCAATTGGCTCACAGTATCCAGAGCTAATAGACGCGCCAAAATTTGCGTCTTTTACAAACTCCGAGAATAATATATATATTACTTCTGTAGCAAGAACAAACTCAAATGCAGCTGCTGTTGTATTAATACCACACAGTGGAGATTATGGAATTGATTTTGTGGATGCAAGTGGAGAAGTCGCTTTCAATATATCTAACACTGCTTCATTTAACGCATCCTTAACTAAGATAGTTGACCAATTATATTCTGTGGTTGGTTATTATATTGAAAATAGTGTTAGAAAAAATGTAGTTAAATATAACTATCTGCATTTTTTTGAACAAAGTGCTATAGACATCACAAATATAAACTGCTCTAAAGTAATACCATTAGCAGGAACAACAGCATACGGATCCTACGTACATGGGTCTGTTTTTTATAACAATAATTTATACGGATCAACAAGGACTAAATTCCAAGTTGGAACACAATTAAAACCGGGCTGTATTGTCAAAGCCCCAACATCTAATATAAGTAATTATACCCTATTCCCCATCTATACTAAGGCCGACCTAACAGGCCTAACGAAGGACATGGATAGCTTGGTCGAAATTGGGGGAAATCTGTACACAATGACTTACATTGATGGGGATGGTAAGGCCTGTCTTGTAAAATTTAACACTCTCACAGACGATTATCAAGTTTACTGGATAGGGTACGGGCAAGGCTACGGTTATACGTCGTGTACAGACGGCACATACCTATATGTGAGTATAGGGGTTTCAACAAATAATGAGGTTTGGAAAATTGACCCTTCGGTATTTAATTCCTCTGAAAAGTGGAATGTATCTACAGTATGGGCCACTAATGCAATTAAATATGATTGTGCGGGACAGGGAGGCTTAAATAAAGGGGTTATTAACCCTCACGCCATGGTTGTTGATGAAGGATATTTATACATAGGTATGGGCTCTAATTCTGGAACTGTTCCAGGAGGGTTATATCAAACACATAAGGTCAATAAAAGTGACATGACTTTTAACAGTTTTGCGGTCACCCCTAAAATGACCGACGATATGACACAAAACAATACCCATTTATTTATTGGCCTAGAATTGTCGACAATCGTTCCTACAGAATTCGGTTATGGTTATGGTTGCACAGCCATCAAAAAATCGGATATGAGTGTGCTTAATATTCCGGTTTTACACGGCAACTTATACCCAATGGGGCGTTCCTATGCTTCATTAATATTTGGGAATTACCTGATAGACTGCCAAACGAATTGCTATATCTACGCCATAGATATTAGTGACATCGATAGTTGGAGTCTAAATGAAAACATTGGTGCTAGAACGCTTAAAGCATATAAAATGCTGGCTCCGAGCCCATCTTCATCAATGATATCTCAACCTATTAACGAGGTGGTGTTATCTGAAAATGGCAATTTTTATGGGTTTGCTTGGGGTGATACATCCAATGTGGTAGAATTCAACTTAACTGGGTTAAACTATTTTGCTCCTCCATCGGTTGTCACTGATGATTCCGCTATTATTGATGATGACTCAGTATCACTATCAGGTTCAATTTCACATACAGGAGGTAAAACGGTTACTGTATGCGGATTTACTGTTGGTCAACTAGCTGACCTATCTGATGGTATTAATTTCCCATGCTCAGGAGTCACAACAAATTTTGAACTTGCTATAAATAGCTTGGCGATTGGAACTTATTACTGGCGAGCTTATGCCATTAACAGTGAAGGAACAGGATATGGCGATGTACAAAATTTTGAGATTGCAGAACCTGTAGCTGTGCCTATAGTCACGAATTTAGGCTCAGAGGTGAATGGTTATAATGTAACCATGTCTGGCCTAGTAAATGACAACGGAGGCGAGGCATATGCAGAGTGCGGTATTATCTTGGGTCAATTAGCCGATTTATCTGACGGTGTAAAGTTGACCATGGCAATACCTGTTGATAATATTACGGTATTGGTGAATAACTTAGGATTGGGCATTTACTACTTTAGGCCTTATGCTACTAATTCAGCTGGAGATGGAGTCGGTTTAATTGACAACTTTGAAATTGTTGCAATAAATACCGATCCAGGCATACCTACAGATTTATCAAATGCAATCACTGTAAACATTGAACTGGCTTGGAATGCGCCTATTGATAACGGAGGGGCAAATATTGCTGGATACAAGATTGAGCGCAAACCAAATGGCGGGGACTGGGCTGTAATCGTATCTAACACAGATAATACAAGCACATCTTATTTGGACAATGTTGTACCCGGAATATATATCTACAGAATCTCAACCATTACAACCTTTTCCACTGGTCTGCCATCAGCTGAGTTTTCGGTGACAGCCACTATTGGAGGCGGTGGTGCTTCAGGATCTTATCGAATTTACCTTGGGGCAACCGAAATAGCAGTAATGTAATTATTATCTATAAATAACCTTTAAATATGAATACTGAAATGGAGCGAATTTTTGTAGTACTTTGGATGACCTTTGGTCTGTACATTATGGTCCTTGTGATGATTTTAACAGACCTTTGGTCAGGAGTACGTAAAGCTAAAAAGAAGAATATAATACGTTCTTCATATGGTTTTCGTAGGACAGTAGACAAAGTTGCAAGGTACTACAATACTTTAATCGCTTTATCAGTAATTGATGCAATGCAAATGGCAGGCGTATGGTACTTAGATAAATATTATGGCTACAATATACCACTTATACCAATAATCACTATGCTAGGTGCCATAGGCATAGGTCTAATTGAGTTGAAGTCAATATTTGAGAAAGCCGAAGATAAAGTACAATATGAACGTTTAGGCCATCTAGCCGGTAAGATTATTGCCAATAAAGAAGACCTTGGCGAAGTTGCTAAAGTGATTGTAGACTACATGGATGACAAGACAAATAGTGTTGGATGCAAGTATGAAGTTATGAATGACAGTAAATGTGGTAGTATAAAACAAAAGGAATAATGGAAAAGTTCAGTATTATAAAGCATTATGAAAGTCTTCATGATGGTGATTTGAAAGTAATTGGTTTACAACC